AATCGTGGCCACGATGTTGATTTATGTTGATGATTACTGCATCAGGCTTTGGAACTGCTTCGCCATCTGCTGTAGCTGATTAAGCTGCTGCTGGTTTAGCCTACCACTCTGCAAGAGCTTTTCGACCTCGGCTTTGGGGTCGCCCTTGAAATTTGCTTTGAACTGGTTGAACTGCTGAACCATCTGGGCAAAGTTCCCCATAGGCCCCTGCCCGCCGCCCAGCGCAGCCATAAACGGGTTACTCATCGTCTTCGTCCTCCTCGACCTTGCGTTTCTTCTTACCCTTTATTTCGCCCACAAGCGCCGCCAGACGGTCGAACTCCTCGCGGGTGACAAATTCCACGCCCGGCTTTTGTGGCGCGTTAGGGGTCGTTTCTGTGCGTTCTACGAGGTCATAAATCTTGAGCGTCGGTTTCCCGCTTGCGTCTGCCTGCTTGAGGTAAACGGTGGGGGCGGTGGAATCCCACAGTGCTACGGCAGAGTTGGGCGCGATGAGATAACCTCTTGCCTCCTGCTCGCCGCTTACCCACTGTACGCCGCCTTGTGCGATGGGGTTCTGTTGCACTGGCTGCGACATAGGCTGCTGCATGGGCTGCATCTGTGGCTGCTGCATCTGCCGCATCTGCATGAGGTTGTCCGGCATCGGCTGCGGATAATAGGGGTTGAAATAGGGATATGCCATGTTCATTCCTCCGTTTCTTTGTCCCAGAAATAAAGCGGGATTTCGTTCTCGCTGTTCCAGCTGTCATAGATAATCCCGTCCTGAACGCACACTACATGCCCAGATAGGGCAAGAATATAAGTCCCGTGCGGGTGCTCATCGGCAAACCTGCCGACCGTGTAACAGTCCGGGCAAGTGTCCGGTATGATGTATCTCCGGTAGCCTAAGGACCGCAGATATGCGCCCCAACAGGCGTTTGCATTGGGCAAATCGCCGTCCAAGTAGCCCCGCATGCACAGCCGGAGATAAACCTCGCCCCAATCCTTTCCCGTGGCCTTACAGATCGCACGGACAGTGCAATCGGACACGTTTTTCCCGCAGGGATTTGGATTAAAATATTTATACATGATTGCAACCCCTATATAGGCTTTCAGCAATTTCCACATACGCTAAAAGCCCCTGGGGATCGTCTGCGTACAGAATGCAAATATCCTGCGCCATTTGCGCAGTAAACCCGCATTTGATTAAGCGCTCGTACATATTCCCGCCTCCTTGCCTCTATAATAAAAGGAATCCGGGCAAATAAACTGCCCGGATTCTGCCTTGATTCTGCAATAATGTAGTTACAGTGTACACCAATTGTGTGCAAAAACGAAAAATAGCCGCACCCAAAAAGGGCGCGGCTACTTTTAGGAATCGAATGCATCCGCCAGTTTTTGGTATGCGCGGCGGCGCAATTTGTAAAATCCATCTACGCTGATATGTAGTTTTGCCGCCGTCTGTACGCAGGTGCGGCCAAAAACGTCCACGTCAATTACACAGGTTTCCTCGTCTTCCGGTAGCCCTACCGCACGGATTGTTTCTGTGGCGCGGCATGGTGCCATAGTGGATAGTTTTTTGCGGATCCTTTTGTGCTGATCTATCATTTCCCACGGTGTGCCGTGGAGGTGCGGATGTTTAGCACGGGCGTGAGGCCGGCGTAGCGGTGTCCTCTGCGCCCTCCAGTGGATTATTTTACCCATAACTCACCTTATTTCAGCAGGAAATTCCAGCTATTGGAGCCCAAGATACCGTCCACGCCCAGACCGTGATCTGCCTGCATCCGGCGCAGACCGGCCTCCATTTTGGCCCCGAACAGCTTGTCACCATCCCAAATCTTGTCGGGATAGTAGCCCTTGTCCTTCATCAGCAGCATGGCGGCCCGGACATCGTTGCCCTCCATGCCACGGCGCAGCATACGCAGTTCCATGTTGATCGTCTCCTCCTTCGTCGTCGGTGCGGGTGCGGGCTTGGGCTGCTCAGCCAGCAGCGCCTTGACGCTGGCCTTGAACGCCTCCCACTCCGCATTGTTCTTCCCTGCCATTTGCCGGGGGCAGGACTTCCCGGTCACGTCGTAGTGCCGCAGGACGTAGGTGTCCACGCCGGAGATGCCCAGCAGCTTGCACAGCTCCGCCGTCAGTGCCGCAGCGTTGGCCTTGGTGCGCTCGGAAACATGGTAGTTCCCGGAGCAGCACATCTCGATGGAGATACTGTTGGTGTTGCGGCAGAGGGGATGTACCGGATCGGGAGAGCCTACCGCCCACGCCCGGTCACAGGCCGGTACGGACTGGTAAATGCTGTCCTCATCCACAAAGTAGTGTGCGCTGGCCTCCCGGTCGCCGCCTGCGAAATACTTGCAGTTGGCCTCGGCGGTGTCGCTGACGTTGCCCGTGTAGTGAAGCACCACAAAGGCCACGTCCCGCCCGCCCAGCCGGTCATAGGTCTCCTTGCTGGCCGGGATGCTGGTGTTGATGGGGATACCGCCCGCCTTGGCGATGGGATATGCGGCAGTGATGCGCTTGCCCATATCTCACTCCCCCTTGCTCAGCTGCTTGACAGCCTGATTGATGCCGGTGGCTGCCAGACCGCTGACGATACCCACGGCAATGGCGGTGATGGGATCACCAGCCGGAAAGTCCGGGATGGGTGCCAGATAGTAGCTGACAGCCCCCAGCAGCCCGCCGCAGACCCCGCACAGGATGGGGATCCACTTGTCGTTCATGCTGCTGGCCTTGCCCACCAGCCCCACGAGGTAGGTAATGACGGTGATGACCGCCACGCTTGCGATGCCAAAAGTTTCCATAATTTCTCCTTTCCGTGCCCGATTCGGGCACACAAAAAATGTTGACAAGTCTTTGTTTATCGGTTTAGTCGGTATTGTACATTCACTGCCGTCTCCTTCCCTTTTTTAATTCTCAGTATAATCGTAAATGATGGTGGCCTTGCTCGCACCCCAAGGAGCATTTGCTACTTGCCCCTGCGACCACGGAACATAAATGGTGGTTAGGTTGGAGCACCCGTTAAATGCAGAAGAGTGGATGGTCTTTGGGTTTCCCTCGAATGTAATACTTGTTAGCCCGGTGCAATTAGCAAACACACCGAAACCAATGTTCGTTATCCCAGGTGGCAGCCTAGTTATTGCCAGGTTGCGGCAACCATTGAACGCATAGTAACCGATGCGTGTTATTCCAGACGGCAGACTAGTTAGTGCAAGTTTGGGGCAGCTTTGAAACGCATAGCTACCGATATTTGTCATGCCAGACGGCAAGCTGGTTAATGCAAGGTTGGGGCAATTATTAAACGCATAGTCACTGATGCTTGTTACCCCAGACGGCAGGCTGGTTAATGCAAGGTTGGGACAACCGCTAAACGCACTGTAACCAATGGTCGTCAAATCACCCGGAAGTGTAGGGCTGACAGCCGTGCGTTCTATCACTGCCTTGAAGCTGCCGCCATCCTCCAGAGTTCCGGTCACGCCGCCGATCACCACATCCTTCTTGATGTTCTCGGATAGTAGGGTGTCCGGTTTTTGAATAGTCACCTTGCGCATGACCTTGCCGCTGGTGGGCAGGATGACCTGATTGCCGTAGGGCATAGACAGCTCCACCGTCCGCTCCTCGGTAGCAAGCACCTCCATCACCTGACCCATCTCAGCATCCAGAGGGACTTCCCCGCCGAAGGTGACTGCGAAGTCATCGCCGGGCCGGAACGCTACGTCAAACTCGATCATAGCGCACCATCCCGCAAGATACGCTCCACCGGCACTTCGAATACCTGAGATGCCATGCGCTGACCGCCTACGCCCACCCGGAGCTGTATCTTTGCGTCAATGCCTCTCCCGGCAGTAAGCGACAGGGTCTCGGCTTCCGTCAGCGTGCAGGAGACAACATTCCCGTCCAGCTGTACATCCGACAATGCTTTTTCGATTTTAACCTGTCCGGCCTGCGCTACGGCCAAGGACAGCACCGTGATGCTCTCCGTGTCGATGGGCAGGCGGAATGTCAGCGTGGGGGTTGTACCTCGATACATGGGTATCCCTCCTCATACTTTAGATTTGCGATGCTCAGTGGTTGGCCGTCTGCTCCAGATCGGCCAGCCGGTGGTTGATTACCTTGATCTGCTCCTCCATCACCGGGACCCGGCGGGCGAAGTTATTATGCTCCCGGACTTCCCGTGTCAGCTCGTCCAGTTTGGTGTCGGTGACGGCCTGCTGCGTGTCCAGCTTGGCCTGCACATCACGGGTGGTCTTGTTGCTGGTGATGACTACCCCCAGCAGCGACAGGCCGCCGGTGATAAGTGCGACGATGATCGTCTCGGTCATTGGTGTTCCTCCTCTCTTATACTTTCCACTTGCCAGTCACCCGCAGCGATACGGTTTCATTTGTTGGTGTCATGCTCGCCCCACGGGTCATGCGGAAGGACAAGGTTTTTGAAGCATAGCTCCAATCCGTATTGCAGATTGTGTGCAGATCAGACGCACTGCCGGTGATTACCACGTTCCCCGTCACCCCGAAGGGCATTGACAGGGAAATCGTATTTGTGTATGCGGCGCTGCCAAATGTAGTGTAGCTGGTGGGCGTCACTGTACCACGCCACCACAAGTCTGCATACCCGGATGCGTACTTCCGGTACGTCCAGTTGCCACTTACGCCTTGCTCAATGATGTAGTCTTGGATGCCCATCGCTTGCCGAAGTTTCCCCGCTGCGGAATCAGATAAAATCAATTCCCCGTTTAGCTCCACGGCATTTTCGGCGTAGATAGGCCACTTGAATTGCACCGTTTTCTCTTTTTCGGCTACCCCGCCAAAACACGCTCCTGGCAAGTTGAAGTTGATATTTAACGGGACTTCAACTGTCGCCACATCCATTTCTTTGGTAAAACTGCTTGAAAAAGCGTCCGTGGCGACTACCGTCAGTTTTCTGGTCGTATCTGTTCCGACACCGGCGATGTAAACAACCTTTGAGCCGGAGCTTTGCGCAGAAAGGGTTTGCCTATTCTCATCATCGACCTTCAAAGAGATGCTGGCGGTGTTATTACTCAGAGAAATGGTGAGATCAAACATCACCTTAATGTCTGCGCCTGTATTGTTTTCTGTCCACACGCCGCCTGTATAGGAACCTCTTGCGTATGTGAGATTTGCAATAGACGGTCCAGCATACTGCTGTACAGTAATAGTGTTTGTAACCGTCTTGTTTCTGCCACGAGAATCTGTCGTAGTTACCGTCACCACAACAGAGCCGCTTTTTGTAAGCAGATTCCCTGTATTCAGATTGGCATTTTCATTGCCAATTTTCATGACAGTACCTACAATGGTACTTCCCCTTACTCCGCCAGTTGTGGCAACGGCTTTTAGCTGGCTCTTGTTTTGTACCCATCCATATGTCGGCTGATACCCAGCGGCATCGGAAAGCACCACGCTTAAAGATGGAACGAGGGATTCCGGCACAGTGAGGACACAGGTTGTCGTGCTTTCACCTATCTTGCTGCTTCCGTTGTAGGTCTCGCATTTTATCGTCACCGTGCGGGAAGAAGCATTCGTGGTAGCATCTATCATGCTGTCAGGGCTTGCCCACGTGTAAGATGTGGCTACACCAGTTGCAATAGAGACATACCCGCTTCCGGCGTTATAGGACAACTTATGTGTAAAGGCGGAATTTTTCCGTGTGATGGTAATTGCTACATTACCGCCCATTGTGCCATTTGTGGCAGACACGGAAGATGCTCTTGGAATTGTTGGTAGTGTAACGCTACCGGAGACGGTCAAATGCCTTGGTGTGTAGGCCGAATCAAAGCCGCAGTCCCATTCGCCGGAAAGCGTGACTTTCCCGGTTCCGTCGCCACTATGTGTAACAGTGATAGACTTTACGCCCAGTTTATACCAACCGGTAGATGGATAATTGTACGGATTCCAAGTTTTTGTACCTTGCAGAATGTAATACGCTTCGTTCGCAGACTCATTTTGTGAGTACCCGGTACCGTCATACACATACAAGGTTAAATCAAGCGCACTGGTGTTATTTTCGATGCTCTGGCTCTTGACTGTATAGTCAAGGCGTAGCTGCCATCCCTTAGATTTGCTTCCGTAGATACTCGGCATCACGTCACCCCCACGAAACTTATGGATTGATTCGGCTGCACAACGATAGACATCGGACCGAGGCGGAACTTCGATAGCTCTACCAGTTCAAAGCCGTTGTTATTCCAGTACGCTAACAGTGTGCCGCTTGCGTCATAAAACCCAATCTTGTCGTTGTATTCCTTCAAAACAATCTCCGATGCAGAGGATCCAATGCGAAGTACAGGGTGCCCATCTTCATCAATGCTTGCATCAATGAAATCAGAAAGCGTTTGCCCATTGATCGTTACACGCTCTGCGGACATTTGCCCAGCCGTAATTGTGTCTGCGTTTACTGCTCCGTCCATCGTAAGCGCAACGCCAGAAATGGTTTTCCCGCCGTCTTTGGAATACCCCAGGCCGTTGATGTTCATAATCCACAGCCTTGTATTATCTTCCATAGTGGGCGTGTCTCGAACCATCCACCCGGTGGGGAATCCATCATCATCCAGCGTGACTTCCCAGTATCCGCCTTTCGCTCCTATAATCCTTTCTGTGGCATCCTGCATGGCTTTGGCAAGGCCGGAATATTCCCGCTTCACTTGCTGTATAATCGGGCTTTCTACGACATACTGCTTGTCCTGCGGCGCATAGCAGGTCGTGTTCGCCACCATTCCGCCCTTTATACGCAGTTCCTGTTCCATAATGTAAACGGGGAATGTGCTGGCTGGTCCGGTCACATCTGTAACGTGCAATATGTCCCCTGCTTCCGTAGAGGGGTCTCCCCGCCATTGCACCTTACACGGCATCATTGCCTTGTTTCCAATTCCCTCAAAAACAGCAGCCGCCACAGCTTCAGTAATATACGGGTTTGTGGCAGAGATACCAACACCTGTCCCGACCGTGATGGGGTTTTCTTCCGTTCCCGTGACAAGGCTTTGTATGGTAAACGGGGAATCTGAGGATTTGCTAAGTCCTCCCTGATACTGCACCTCCGGGCCAACAGAAATACTATCAGAGTACCAGCAGAATTTCAGTTCTCCGTCGGAATCAAATTTTGCATTGCATCCGATCAGCCCCGCCAGCCATCCGAGCTGCTGGCGCAGTGACCCTGTGTAGGGGGCAGCAATTTGAATATCCGGCAAAGCTACCGAGGGCGCAGTGACATTTCCTTGCGTACATACATCTGTGAGAATCTGCACAGGAGTGGCGGGGAAATCAATGGTAGGCACATAATCATCCGTCAGACTGGCCATGCGGTCATATCCGGTGATAGTTACCCACAACTTCCCGCTTTCTTCTACGCCGTCCGTGGGGATGTAATATTTGCCCTTTTGGACATACTGGGCTTTGCCGCCCACCATGATTCCAACAGATGGAATAAAAAATGCACCGTTCAGCGGGAGATTGTCCTGCTTGTACATCGTCACCTTGCAACTGGAAGAAAACGCCGCACCGATGGTCACGCCGTCCGAGGAGCCGAACTGCTCTGTTATGCTGATTTCCTGCACCTCGGAGGCGGCCAGCTCTGTCGTGCCGTTAAACAGTATTTTGCTTGTGATCTCCCGCCCCGGCGCAGAACACGCGGCGTTAAATGCGTCTGTTACAGTATGCATGGCTCACCTCTCGATGAAATTCATGGACATTTCGCCCCATAACCATGTTCCATCCGCCTCCGGGCGCAAAATGGGCGCAGAACGATCACCAACATAGCAGGTGATCGTTCTATTTGTCCCCGTAAGCGCATCTGGGTATGTAAGCTTGAAAAACGGATCGCTGACGGCTGACAAAAGCGTTGCCATTTTTGCGGCACTCATTGGGAGCCAGGAGCACTCGATCTTTCGCTTTACCGCCACGCGGTCCCGGAACAGGTCCCCGTTTTGGTTCCTCCCGCTGCCGTCGCCGTCCAGGTCAGAAATGCTCCATTTTATCTCGGCGGGAGCAGGCAGAACAACGACCGTCCCGGCATTTTTGGTAACTTTCAATACATCCATTACTGCTCCTTACACCACCAGCGGGCTTGCGCCGGTGGCACGCACCACGGCATTGTTTTCCTTCACAACAGTGTCAAATATTTTCTTCCCGTTAACGCTGTCCAGCACGATTGTGATATGATTTCCTACGCCGCCGCTGTTTTTGACTTCCTCCCGGACAATCTGGCGGATCAAATCGGCGGGTGCCTCGATGTTTGTGCCGCGCTTCTGGTCGCCCAAAACGGCCAAAAATTCCCGGTTTGCTGGGATCACCGCGCCCTGGGCCAGGCGAGGAATGTGGACATTTCCCCAATTGACCCGTCCAATGTTCACACCGGGAATCTTGTTCAAGATACCCGTGATGCCATTTACCATATCGCTTACGCCGCCCAGCACCCAGTTTATGCCCCGTTCAATACCCGAGATCAAACCGTTCATGATGTTTTTCCCGAGGTTCTGCCACCAGGCCGCAGTGAATACAGGGGCGATATAAGAGTTCCAGAATTCTTTGATTTTTTGCCAAACGTACTTGATTTTGTCTATGATGAAATTCCAATTGGGCGCGATTGCCGCCGCCAAACTAACGCCACCGGCAAGCAACATCCCGATGCCCAAGGGTATTCCTACGCCCGTAAAAATAAGAATAATCCCGAGTACAACAAGAAAACCGCCGATCATAGCAAGAGTTTTGCCGAGCGGCCCTTGCAGCGCCTTCGTAATACTGTCCCAATTTGGAACAATCGCCGTCGCAAGCCCAACCGCTCCAGCAGCCATAAGCCCAAGCCCAAGAGGGACATTTGCAAAAGTAAACAGCAATGCGCCGCCAAGCACAAGCAACGCACCGCTCAAAATTGCAGTTACTGCGCCAATAGGCCCTTTCATTGCGTTTTGGATTGCTTCCCAATTAATGGTTGCAGATGCCGCCAAAGATGCAGCACCAACCAAAAGCAATCCTACTCCGAGCGGAATATTTGCGCTTGAAAGAGCAAGTATGGCGCCAAGTACAAGGAAGGCGGCTCCAACAATACCGGCAATTACATCTATGTTGTCACTTATAAACCTTGTTATGGTATCCCAGTTGACGGCAACAACGGCGGCCAAAGATGCAGCGCCAGCTATAATCATGCCAATTCCAAGCGGGATGTTTGCGCTTGTCATAACAAGGATTATGCCAAGAGCAAGCAAAGCTCCGGCTACAATAGTCACTATAACCGCAAGTGATCCTTGCAAAGTTTCTGCAATAAGACCCCAATTTTCGGAGGCGGCACCATATACCGCCAACGCACCAGCAACCATCAGAGCAATGCCAATCGGTATATTTGCGCCAGAAAAAGTCAACACTGCGCCCAATGCAAGAAGGGCAATTCCGGTAAACAAGGTTGCAACGGCAGCCAATCCGCTGCTGACTGTGCTTGTGAAATCCGGTGCGATTCCACCGCTTGCACTTGCCCCTCCCGAGCTATCGGAATCTCCGTTCATTGTGTTCAGCTCATCGAAAGGTGCCAAATATTTACTGGCTTTCTTTGCGGCAGAACCAACACCATCAATCGCTTTCTGCTGGTCATAAAGGCTTTCAGCCGCTTTCTGAGAAGATGCAAGAGTGTTTCCAAACAGTGCAGATAGCAGCCGAGCAGCTGTATTTACCACCGTTGTAAGCACATTTGCGAGTAGCGTAAACGCCGGGATAACGATGTTTACAATCGGCTGGGCCAGTGTACGCAGCGCACCTTTAAGCTTGGCAACCGCCGCCATTGCATCGGTGTTTGTCTGGATCGCCGACCACATATACTCCCTGATTTTGCGCAGTGCAGCTGTAATGAGCGTAAAAACAAACACGCACCTTGCAAGCCCCTTGATTCGGTTTCCAAGCTTTGTGAATCGCTTCCCGGCTTCCTCTGCAGCGGGGGACAACTCTCTTGTGCCATTTTTTGCTCCAGCAAGCTGCCCACTGAGTTCTCCCGCCTTTCTCTTTGCATTGTCAAGAGACGCAGCGGTTTTGTTGATTTTTGCATTGATCGTTTCCACCTTTAACGCCGCCGAATCAAACTCTTTCTGCATGGCGTTCACTTGTGCTTGCTGGTTTGCAATAGAGTCGGATGTAAAAAATTCCGCTCCGCTTTTCATATGTTCAAGAGTTGCTTTTGCCGCATCGAGATTTGCGCCGAGCTGTGCCGACTGCTCTACCAGCGGGAGCTTTTCTCTTTCCAGATCATTTAGTTTTTCAGATAAAGCAGAAATTTTCCTCGTAAGTGTATTGAGCTCTTTTTGCGCCTGCTTGGAATCAATTTCCGTATTGATGATAATAGATCCATCTGCCATTAAATCACCACCATTTTTTCTTTTACTTGCAAAGGTGCTGTGCGTATGATATAATACGCTAAAATTTTGTTGTTGGGAGGGGCATTACATTTGTCAAAAAAAGAGAAATTGATAAAACGCGCAAAGCTACTTGGAGTGCGAGAGGCACGGGATACGCTCATTTTTACTACAGTAAACTATACGCTATACAGTTTTTGGGTTGAGTACGAAGACGGTTCATCCGATGTAATTGAGTGCGCCCCCATCTCGCCAGGCGAAAGTAAGCGAAAACAACGCGAACAGAAGTTGTTGTTCGATAAACTGATGGATATTGCAAACCAGTCCAAGGATAGTACTTCCGCCGCACCGGAAACGGATACCGCGATGCTGGATACCTTGCAAAAAATCCACGATCTTCATGAATCCGGAGCCTTACCAGATGATGTCTTTGAGAAAAAGCGTTCTGAGATTTTGAGGAAACTGTCTGACCCGGGAAACCAGGCGAGCTTCGCTCAAAATGTTACCGTGGTACGAATGGGTGCGAGGAAGTGTGGAGAGTCAAAAACAATATTGATTGTTGATGGGGAACGAAAAGCGTTTGATTTGGATAATATTGTCCAGTTCCACCTGGTGCCAGGAGAACATACCGTTAGGTTTGAGCGAGGAGTTGTTAGGAGCAATGAACTCACATTCCTTGTTACCAAAGGCAGTCAGTACAAAATTAGTTTCACAGCAAAAATGTTTAGCATTGATGCTGACCTGAAAAAGTAAAAATGCGTCCATCCGCCCTCGCAAGAGGGCGGATTTTTATACCCATTGTTTGATAATATTTTCGTCCTGCTCGGAATATCTGCGCTTGAAATCCACAAGATGCTTATTCTGCTTGTAAAATTCCTGATCGGATTTATCCAGCTTTTGATTTTTGGTTTTCTTTTTTCGGATGCTTACCACTTGGGCAAAGGTGCAATCACCTATTTCTTGGTATGCGGCTATAAATGTCCACCAGTGCAGATATTCAATGGAGCGGATTTCCGTGCCAAGCACGCGATTTATGGGGCTTGCAATCATCGGGAAATCCTGCTGCCAATCCATGAGCTTGGGGCGCTTTTCATCCCGGCATTCTTCCTCGCCGCAATTTATAAAGGATATGCATTGCCGCACCGCGTTCTCGTATTCCGTGTATGGGATATCCTCGTAATCCGGGTAAAACATTTCCATCACTGCCTCTGCCTTATCGGCGCTGTCCAGCTCCGAATCAGAAAGCATTTCCAAAATGTCCAAAATGTCCCGGTAATCAGACCGAATAGCGTATTGCTTCCCGCCCAGCTCCACGGATTTTGGCAGGCTGTATCTCATTTGTGGTACTTCTTGGTGTACTTGCTAATGCGCGGGTTGGTAAGCTTCTGCTCCCGGGCATACGCAGTATCCATTTCGTCCACCAGTGCAAAAAGCAAATTTGCCCAAATGGGGAATCCGTTGGCCAGCGCGTAAAGATTCAGCTCACCAAAAAGCGGGGTGCAGATATCAAATCCGAATACTTCTCCGTTGATGATCTCCCGCATTTCCAGGTCCATCTTTTGGCCAATGTCAAAAATTTCCTTTTTATCGGCGTTTTTTTGCACTTCGTCCTTATAACCCTCGTTCATTTTGTCGAGTTTTTCAAACGCGGAAAAAAGCCGGCGAGACAGGCCCATATCCAGCGGGTTAAACGCAAATTCGCATTCTTTCCCGTCGGTAGTCAAAAAAGTTTTAGTGACTACGCCGGTATCAATTTTGATAATATTTTCGCTCATAGCGTCCTCCGTTTTCGATAGTGGGGCGGGCAGAAGCACCCGCCCCGATCTGCTTAGGCTGCGGTAAATTCAATAGCGCCGCTGCTGCCCTTATTCACAGTGCCCAGGGTGCGATTGCCGCCGTATGTGATCTCGCTTGCGATGTTCAGGGTACCGCCGCCCTCACCGCCGATGGAGGTCACGGCAATGGCGCAGGAATCATAGCGCTCGGCAAACTTCGCATCGCCGCTGGTGGCGTAAAAATGCCCGATCATCATGTCCTGGTTGGCCAGCGCCTGCGCATCGTGGTCTTTTACGGCCAAATTCCACATCTTCACGGCTGCTGCATCACCAGCATCCAAGGGGATGGGGTCAAAGGTTTGTGTAATAACGGGCTTTTTCATGGTTGTGAATGTGTTCCCCAGCACATCCTGCTTGCTCTCCTGGCCCCAGTCCATTTCCTCGCTGGTGTCCTCCACCCGCTTGCCGATAGCGCTCCAAACAGGGCTTTCCTTGGTCCCCGTGTTGAGGTATGCGATCAGCAGTTCCCGGTCAATGGTCTGGCCTTCCGGTGTGGTAAAAGTCAAATCTGCCATTATGTATTCACCTCGTAATTCATTTTCATTAAGATTTGATGATCTTCGTCGCCGTTTTCATACACAGCGAACAAAGAAGATCGCGTAGTAGGCTCCAGGCTTACAACGCGTTTCCCCGTACCAATGTCAGGGCGCTTTCCGGTCGCCCAATCTCCGATAGCGTTTAACAGTTCGTCAGCCTTGAGCCGTTTGTCCATGCTGTTGCCCGGCTTAACCCGGTAAATGATTTTGAATTGGTATTCCGCTTGGTAGCCCCCTAAAACATATCGTTTAACGATATAGGACGCCTGGATGGTCGAAATGGCCATTGCAGAGGTGTCGGCGGGCAGGGACTCAAATCGAATCAAATCCACCGGCAAATCCGGATATGTGTTCAGCCAAACCAGCAGCTTGCGAGATACCTTGTCCTCTTCCGCTGCCGATACGGTTTTTTTAACTTTGTCCAAATTTTTCCACCGCCTTTTCTGCAATGCGTATCCATTTATCCAGGTTCTGCGCTTTGGAAGCCTCAAACCAATGGCTCTGTGCTTGTGGGTGCATCGCCTTGGAAAATACAAGGTCTCGGTTTGTCAAGACCTTCGTCCCGCCCTTTGGCGCAAAGGTGCTACCGGTTTGCGGATCAACCATGACTTTGCCGTAGTACAAAAACCGCGCATAAGGCCCGGGGTAAATAATTTTGTTGCCGTCTAACCTCGTGCGTATTGTTAATGATCCTGTAAGCGCAGGAACAAACGGCTCGGTGTCTTTTATGACCTGCTGCCCAACAATGCTTTCAGCGCGGGTGCAGCTCTCAGCCAGTTTGTCCTTGATGGCCTCCATGCCGCCAAAATGCATCGCAAAGGTAACGGCCACTTATTTACCACCCACTTCCCAATGCTGCATATCTGCGCTGCCAAAGTCTTTTGCGTCAACCTTAGTCACATTCCAGCAATTATCGTGCGCCAATGCCACGCCCTCGTTGTCCGTTACAAATTCGCCTTTGACGAAAAATGTATCGCCACCGTTGCCGGTGGTGGATAGCGTCCATAGGCCCGTCCTGTCGCTTGAGGCAAAAAATGCTTGCGGCTCTGTATATGTCTTGGGCTTTCCGCTAAATCCATCCACAGCTTTTACCGTAAATGGGATATACAGGTTTACTGCGTCGGCGCCTTCAAGCCCGCTTTTGCGCACGTTAACTCCCTTTGACGCCTCGCAGAACACGCCATCAAGCACGGTTACATATAGGTTTGTGACATCTTTTAGCGTGGCAGGGTCCGGTTCACGCACGACGTTGTAAACCGTTACAGTGTGGGGAGCGTACATCTGCAACCACCTCCGCGATACAGCAGCCCTGTATGGGCAAGGTATTCCATGCATGTTTCCGCCAGCAATTTTCTTGCGCCGTCCGTGGCACTCAATGCAGCAGCGGCGCTTTCCCCGCCGCTGGCCAGTGTGCGAGAATACCCGCCTACCGTTTCACTTTTCACGTCACCGCCGGTAAGCGCCGCCGTCAGCCTGGTTGCGGCAAGTTGCTGCGCGGTCTCGATCAACTGATACTTGTCCACCAATGCGCAGCAACACATCTTTACAGCGTCCATATCAGCGTTGTCTTTCGCCCGGTTTTGGGTGTAGTAATCGAGGAAGGAGCTGGCCCGAACAGCCAGACGCGGAAAATCTTCCTCGCTCACAGAACCCATATAGATTCCGGCGTAGTATGTATAATCAGCGTATGTCATACGGGTCAGCTCCCTTCCAATACTGCAATTATGTCAGCCTTGCGCATTGAACTGCTGACCCCGTCCACCCCGTTTCCCCTGGCATAATCAAGCAGTTGGGCTTTTGTCATGTTGGAGAAAGAAGAAGTTTCAGGGTCAGGCTCACTCAGCAGTTCGCTTAGCCCCCCACTGCCGGAGTGATGGAGCCGACAACCACGCCGTCAATGCGCTCGGCGAACAGCACCATGCCGTTGATAACGGTATCGGATGCGGTCATGTTGGTGTAATCGGGTTCCTCATGGATACCGATATAACCGGTGGCGTCGGTGGTGAAGTTGAACACCTCGCCCAGATCTGCGCCGTTCACAGGGATGTAGTACAGGACGATGTTGTCCTTGGCGGTGGCGTAAATCTTGCCCTTGGGGACGCTGGAGTTCAGAATCACAGTGCCCAGACCGAGAAAGTTCTCGACATAGGTCATGCCGAAAGCGGTCTGCAGGGTGATGTTGGCAGTTGCGAGATAGTCCGCAACATCCAGCGGGTTCATGAAATACACTGCGCCGATCTCGTCATCCTCGAACAGCACCTGCAGCTGGCCCCATGCCTGAGCCAAGGTCGCTTGGAAGGTAGCACCGCTGGCCGTGCCAGTACCGGTTGCGAGGAAGCCGAAGAAATCCTTGCGGATACCTTTTTGCACATCCTTCAGCATTTCATCGGTGGTCATTTCGACGGCCTGATCGTAGCCGCGATCAGTGATTGCCTCGGCAGAAGTGGCCTTACGCCACTTCTTCAAGGTGATCTCCTTGTAGTTCACAGCCTCGGTCTTGTACTTGCTCAGAGGGATGGTCTCGCCCTCGGCCACAGCGCCGTCTTCCAGAGTTCCGGTAGCCTTGTAGCTCTTGAGCACAGTACCGGCCTGCTTGGCAATCTTGCGGGTAACGCCCAGAGCCTCCATCAACTTCTTGATGGAATAGCCGAACATTTCGGTAAACTCGATCTCGCGAACACGGGCAAGATCTTCCTTCTTAATCAGCTTAGGATCAACAGCCATTTTTATTCTTCCTTTCTAAACAAATCCATATTTGCGGCGATTGCAGCGCGCCGCTCTGTTCTGTCGGTGATTTTCATAATCTCGTCCTTTGTCATAAACTTGCCGCCCTCGTTGAGCCGTGCGCCCATGTCCAGCCGGACAGCAGGCTTAGAAACAAGGCTCTTATAAGTGCCGTCTACGAGAGCGTCAAGGCTCTTGGTGTCCTTGATCTTCTCGCCGTCCAGCTCCAAGGTAGACATTTCCTCGCCGCATCCGCGCATGGCAAGGTCGAGATTTGCGCCGGTGATGTTTTTGCTCTCAAAGTAAGCCCGGACAGCCTTTTCCTTTGCCGCCTTGCTTTCCTTTTCTGTGATGTCGGTCTTAAAGGCTTCAAAAGCCGAGTGTTCCTTCTCGTACTTCTCCTTATAACCGCCGTCACCTGCCGCCTTGAGATCATCCAACTGCTTCTGGATGCCGGGCAGCTTCTCCGCATCGGCCTTGTAGCGGGTCACATCCGCCTTTAGGCCGTCCACAGTGTCGGTATGCGCTTCGATGATGGTATCTACCTGCTCATCGGTGAGACCCATACCCTTCAAAAGTTTGCGTGTAAGTGCCATGACACTATCTCCTTTTCTTTGGCCGCGTTTCTTCGCGGACGATAGTTTTTATAAAAACCGCTGTGCTTCGCGGGTTTTACTTAAAACAAAAGAGCCAACCACCGAGAATTCCTCAGCATTTGGCTCCTATTGCCCTTTCCCGCGCCCAATTACGCGGAAGTGTATTGGATTGTTTTTTTGACCTCCAAGACGATATACCCATCGCCTTTTCGTCGCACCTCTGCGTTGTTGCCACGCTTCAAGATGGCTTCGATAGCCTGTATCATTTCATCACGGTTCATTGACTACCTCAATTTCTTTTGGGTTTACATCCGTAAGCTCAACTTTTGCGCCATCATCGCACAGAATTACAACCCGATACTTGATCACGCGTGCAATCTCGCGGGTGTAATCACGCATCACTCGCACTTCTCCGTCAAGTTCAAGCACAATTCCTTCGTAACTTCTTGCTTTAATTCTCATACAGCACCTTCATCCTTTCCCGCTGCTCCGGCAGCCCCGCCGCCGCGCTGAACGCCTTGTATTTGGCGTTTAATCGCCGCAGTTTGATGTTGGCCGCAGTCGCATCTTCCTCCAGACCCGCGACGCTGTACGCGTTTTTCAGACGCTTTTGCTTTCGTATGGTACGCTCTATGCGTCGCTGCATCTGTGTGGCCTCATATGCGGTGTAGGTCTTGCCATCAAATGTGCAGCCAAGCCCATCATCAATATGTGCAAGCTGTTCATCGGTATAGGTGCGCTCAGACACACCTTCGACCCAGGGGAAGCGCCGGTGGCGGCAGTTGGCTCCTTCCAGACCATCCACGGCCCCCAGTCCGCACACCTCGTAGATGCTCGGGTAAATGTCATTTGCGCGAATACTGTAAACCCTGCCTTGCCAGTCCTTATGGCTTGACCACGGGGACGGCCCCGGCTTATCACGCGCGCCAGAATGGGCGGAAACCTCGAAATATGGTGTCTCAAGATATTCTGCCGATTGCTCCGTGTATTTTGCGCAGATTTGGGAAACGCCTGTCATTACCGCCCGCCGAGCCGCCACATCGATTTGGTCTCGATGGCCACTTTCATAGTCAACTATTTTCAATCCGCTGTCTGCAAGCTGCTTTACTGCCGTCTTGATGGCCTGTTTGTAGTTGATAGCGCCGCTCTGCACCTGCATCACCGCGTTATCAAGCGCCCATTGGTAAGCTTTGGCAGGGGGGAGCATCGTCCGCCCTGCGTCCACCAAAAAGCCCATTGATTGGGTTATATTGCGCAAGTCCCGCTTTGTCTGCTGGTATATGGCCCAGGTGTCCTCGATGCTTACCAGCGTTTCCGGCTGCGTGATGTGTTCCAAGTCGATGACGCTGGTATAATACTGCTGGTTGCGCTTTACCACATCGTCCAGTATCTTCTTGAGCTTCTGCTCACTGATGCCCGTAGTCTTGCGTATCGCTCTCTCGATTTCCTCGAGGTCAATGCCGTGCGCCCGCAGCGCCTTGATGTCCTGCACCGTAACCTCGTTCAACTCGTCCCGCAGCTTTAGACGAGAGCATATCTCCGTCAGCAGCGTGTCCTCAAGTCCACGGTACAGTTCTGCCAGTTCTTCCGGCAGCGCATCAAGGATTTCCGGCTGAAACGGATATTTCATTTGCTTTCCTCCGTTTCACAATTTCATCGTAATGCGGCTTCACGCGGATCACATTCCAGTCGCATTCCTCCGGCACTTTGCCATAGAATATCACCCATTCCGGCGATAGCCGCTTCATCATTTCCTCGTAGCCGCGCAGAAAAAGACGCTTGCTTTCCTTGTTCTGCTGTGTGCCTACCGAACTAACCGCAACTATCCCGCCGACCGGCTCACCATCAAAGCACCAATCATAGCTGCGTTCGTCGCTCCAACCGATGGTCGGATACACCGTCAGGCCGTGGAGCTGCCAGTATGCCGCTAACCAGTGCTTGCGATAGTGGTTGTAAATCTGCATCGCCAGCGGCATATCGGTGTACATGGAGAAGTCCGGCGCACACACCGCCGCAAATTCGGACAGCTTCGGGATGTACTTGTCCGGCGTGTTCCAATGGCGGATAAACTGGTAATCGTCCACGAAGAAATGAACGATTTTACTTTCCGAGTCTTTTGCCGTGTAATGGTAATTCACGGGGATAAATTCGCCCTGCGGATACGCCTTAACCGGCTCAATTTGCGGAATGTCGTACTTGCCAACGCCGGGAAATGTGAACTTGTCCAGATTCTCAAAGTTAATCATAAATCCCCCAGCAAACAAAAATGCCGCAAGATACATTTCTGTACCTTACGGCATAGCAAGCGCCCGGAATCAAACCGGAACTCCCTCAATCAAAGTGTGCTGCCATTACACCACTACTTGCTACGCCGATTATACCATATTTTTTTGACCCGCTCAACCATTTTCTTTTCTTCGGTTGTCAGATTTGCATACCCTTTCGCACTGTCGTTCTCGCTGTGGATATATCCGTGATGGGTATGTGGGGAAACTTTATCGTGCGGCCTGTCCAAGTCTATCTGCTTTGTCCTTTTATTTGCCGCATCGTAATATGTAATTGCCTTGATATTGTCGTTTTTGTTTAGCGTCACATAAACGCGCCCTTTGGTCATTGTTTCCATAGGCGTTTTCTGTGCGCCGTCAACCGCCTTGACAAACTTGATATTGCTTTCCTTGACGAGTGTTCTAAACTCGCTCCCGTAAGGCTTGCCGCTTACGCTGATACCGCTGCTTGCGCCACGTCCGCCCATTATTTTCTCCTGCGCGGATCTCTGCCGTGCTTAATTATTTTTTCTTCTTTTGTTGATGCTCCTTTTCGCAAAAGACCATCTTTGCCGATTGTACCAGTAAATACGGTTTTCCGCTCCACGGTATCATTTTTTTCTTCAGATTGCATTTTCCCACCGTGGACGCGGGCATAATTCCGCGTTTCCGTGTATGTATATTCCACAACGCCATCGGAGCGCACTCTGAATTCTGGAGCGGATTTATGTGCGTCTTTGGAAATAGCCGCACGCATATTCCCCATAATTCTGCGTTGCTCTTTTGTTGCTCTACCAAGCCCGCCGCCCGCTCCGCCTCTACCGCCCATCACTCCACCTCCGTTTCTTCTTCGGTCGTCATGACCTGCATCTTCGGAAGCGCTGCCTTTGCGGTCGCCTCGTCCTCGTTCATCCACCGCATGCGGAACTCCCAATCGTTCATGATTCCAGCGTTAAGAAGCTGCACGTCACGGTTAAAGTCCTGACCCTTGTCCTCAATGATGGAATCGTCAAAGTCAATGGAGATCTGGACGTCCTCATTGAGGGATGCGCCCATGTACCGATTTCCCATGCGGAGCAAGCTCCGGCACAACTCTGTGATTGCCTGTTCAAGCACAATTTCATGTTTTTTGATCGTGCGGAACAGGGTGCTGTTTTCGCTGATGACCTGCGTGGCAGTTGCGATGCTGCCCTGGTTGAATTTGTAATGGTTCTCACCAAAACCGCACTTGCTGGACAGGATGTTCAACATATCTTGCATGCCGGTGTTAAACTCCGCCGTCCGTAGCGACATATCGACCTGCTGCAAGATGTTGCCGTTGCCGCCTCTGTCCTCCGGAAGTACATAATAAACGGTCTCACGCTTATCAAACACTGGCCGACCGTCAATGCTCTGGGTTGCCTCCGGCTGCACCACAATGCGCTTCTTGCCCAACACAAATTCGTTCACATAGCTATCATAGGTGATGTCAACGCTCTTGAGCTGGTCGATGGCGTGGGCAAATGCAGCCACGCCAAGCGGGTTGTTTTCGTCAGAGTTTGCAATGTTCAGCCGGTCAATTACAAACTGCGGCTTGTCGCTGCCGGTATGAATCACCGGAGGAATTGTCTCAAACCCTTTCACGCTGGCCAGCGGGACTTCCTCCGCATCATACAGATGGTTCTCAATGTCATACTCGCCGTTGCGCAGCCGGTGCACCTGGATGTAAGTATATTCTGTGTCATCGACCTTCCGAGTGGATGCGAACGCACACTCGCGGATAACGCCGTTATCCCACGTAAGCGGGTAGATGTTCCAGGCGCTGACGTAGTTGATGCGAATGCGGCCAGAGTCAATGATTTCTGCCGTATCTGGGTTAATTCCCATGCCTTCCATCACCGGCACATACGCAACGGTTCCTACTGCCGCTTTGCGCTCCTGCGATTCGTTAGCCTTGACCTCCCAGTTGTTATCGGCAAAAACAGTATCGATAAATTCCTGTTCCTGTTTGCCTTCGAGCGTGATGTTGACTCGCTCGTTCATTAGGAGGTTGGCCCAGTCCTCGCAGACTTTCTTTCCCATTCCCACCGAATACCGGTGGCACTCCAGCTCTTCAATCCCATTCCACACCGTATAGCTGTGGAAATCTTCAACGTTTCCCTTATACCACGCGTTCCACAGGTCGATCAGGGAATAGAATTTATTGCCGACCGTGTCAAACCCGAGATCCTTTAATGCTCTCCGAATATTCACTATTTCACCGTCCCATCATGTGACCGGCACGTTCCAGGTCTTTGTAATAAGGCTCAATGCTGTACTCAAAAGCATCCAAGCTGTCGATGTCGGACGTGCCGTCATCCAAGCGCTCGTCCTCAAATTTATCAGGATCATAAATCGCGGTTTGCATTGCATCGATCAGATGCGGGCAGTTGCGCGAAACCTTAAAACGCCCCTGTTTCATTAGCAGCACCACAAGCCTAATTCTATCTGTGATTTGCAGTTTCATTGCATTCTTGACCTGCGTCCCGAGGTGCATTTTTTGTGCGGTATGATCTAACCCCCGAATTAGCACCGTTTCCGCACTATCCGCTCGTGTCTGGCTGTAACCATACTTTGACGTTATCAGCTGGCAGAACGTAGCAAAACGCCGGTTTAATGCATTCGGGTCAATCTCTTCGTTTTTGATGTATTCTTCTTCCAATGCCACAACACGGAAATCTTTTGTGATCCCGGTGGCTTGAAATTTCGTTGCGGACTTTGTACCACCGAAGTCAACGCCAATTGAAATGATTGAGAAGCTGGTGCCGTTTTGCTTGGCCCACTCCAAAGGGTCTCCGATCAAATACTTTTCTGTATCGTTGGCAAAGTCCTTATAAACGATGCCCTCTGCCGCTACCCACAGGCCGCGCACATACCGGTCATAAAATATACCGGCATACATATTCTCGTACCGTTCGAGGGTGCGCTTGCTCAGGCCGGGGTTGTCCGTCATTTCAAAGTGTAGATACAGTGCATTGCGCTCACGGCTTCGCTTGATCCACTCCTGATAGAACCAGTGATGTGGACTGCCTGGGTTACAGGAGAACCACAACCGCGCACCGTCAACGGAACAACGCGCAAGCGCCTGTTCCACAAACGAACGCGGCATCAGCACCACCTCGTCCAGCAGCACCCCCGCCAGCGTGCGGCCTTGAATCAGCGTGTAGCTTGCCTCGTCCTTGCCGCCGAACACCTCGAAGTAATTCGTCACGGCGCCGCGCCGCACTTCCATCACCTTGTCGCCGCGCCGCCAGCGGATGATATAGCGTTCCTTTGCAAGGCTCATCGCCGTGAACGGCACGATGATGTTCTTGGTGCAGCTGTCCACCGTTCGGCCACACACGCCAAAGCGCTGACCGCTAAAATTCTCCATCGCCCAGCGGACAAACGCCCACATCATGATAGAGGTCTTGCCGGAACGCACGGCACCGTCACATATCAAGGCATCATAGCGGCTGTATGGAAATGCGAGGATTTTTTTCTGCTTGTGGCTAATCATGGTCTGTCCGGATATTTCTGCTTAATCACAGAATGGCTTTTAATCTCCGCGTCAATTTCGAAGATGTCACTATAAATATCGTCATCTTCGTTATCACATAATGTCAACGCCTGTTTTGCCGTCCCTTGTTTTTCAACCTCAATCCACCAACCGCCTAAGTCCTTTTTGGGATAGCCAATACGGATAATCGTCCCATCAAAAAAACGGATACGAACATCATGGTCAAAACAGCCGATTTCGTCTTCTTTGTAAACGCTACCGTAAATTTCCACAAGGTCATCGCTGCAACCGTAAATCTTAATCATCGCTCTCAAGCTCCTTTGCCATTTCCTTTAGGCTCTGACTAAGCGAATCTTCCCTTACCGTGTCGGCAGGACTGCCGCCGATCATCGCCCACTTGTCGATCAGTGTCCCCATTGCCGTGGTGATCTGGCTGAGATTTGCCGCCGCCAGCTTTTCGGGGTCGTTGAGCATTTCAAGCCCTTTGCCGATAAACGAACACACAAGGTCTTTGTGGTCATTCATGTACTCCATCACATCGGCGGTGTTCTCTTCCTTTTTTTGCTCGCACTTTTCCACAATGTCAGCATTTGCCCGTACAAGGTTCTTGACCGTCGTTGCGGACACGCCGTTGATTTTCGCTGTGGCGCAATAGTTGTTCGTCTGCACATAGTCCGCCAGTATTTTCTTTTTCTGCCGGTCTGTCAGACGCGCAGCCATTGTCACCACCTCGCACCTTTATTTGCTACCAGCCCCCACCCCTTGGCTACAGTAACAGTCTTTCCCCGCCCATGCGGCCTTCTGGAAGCTCTCAAGCATGGGTTACACAGTTATTCCGGCACCACACCGCGCTACGCCTTTTCGTCAGCCGCACACTGTTTTTGCGGATTAACTGTCCGCCGCTGTGGCCACAGCTTGTGTGCGCTTAACTTCTCGCGCTTCCTCGCCCGCTTGTGTGGTTGGTGCGGCATTGCAGTCCTGCCCTGCTTTAGCGCTTCAGGAAAAGTCCCCGTCACTCGCTGTGGTCTCCCCATTACGGGGCGCCTATGCCGCATATTGGCCGTCTTCCCGCTTAGATTGTCACACGCTCATGCCCGCTTGAGGCCCCGCAAGCATCTCAAGCGCCGCTGTTCGGTCATGGCAAGGAGGACGCATCCTCACGCGCAGTTTTCAGCAAGCATTGTCATTTCCATGTGAGCCACGACGAACGGTCTCACAGTGTCCGGGTGCTACCCGGCCTCTTGCGCAGACGGCAGGATTCGAACCTGCGAACCCGAAATTTTACTATCGGAGCTGATTCCTTCCAGCTTCCGCCCGCATATATTTGTGCCGTGTGGGAGGTGCGACCTCCCGCCCCGGATCGTGGTGTGCAACGAGCGCACGGCATATAACAACAGCCCATAGGTTTCCCTACAGGCTGTTTATACCGGTATGACCTTTCGGTGCCAGAAGGTGCGCCCAATACCGGCGGCGCATAAGATGGAGGAAACGGGTTGAGTGGAAAGACGGGTGGATGACTATGCCTTATCATCCACTGTACCTATTGTAGCACATCATTAGGTGGAATTTGGCTCACCTTTTCCTGCAAAACCACAATATGTAGCAATGTCGAACAGGAATCTTTCTTTTCTCCGGCGGAATGTTGCTTCGCTTATCCCCGGAACAACAATCTTGTTGCGGGAATACTTATGCTTGCCCTGACAGTTGCGCATGATCCCCTGTGTAAGCTGTTTACGGATGCTCTCACTCTCCAAATCCAGCCCACATCGGTCTATGGCATATTCAACAGCCCGCATTTTCTTGGTTTCCGGCCAGTTTTCTATGGCGGCAAGCTGCTCCGCCTTGCTTTCTGCCGGTCTACCAATGCTGGGGGAGCGGGGCATACCCTCTGTTGCACTGTTCCCGCCGCTCAGTATCTCGCTCCTTGCATCGTTGTACGCCTGTACCCGCCGTGGATAACCTCTGACATAGGCAATGCACTCAAGCCGCACATCATACGGCAGCGTCTGTTTTCGGCTCATGCCAGCCTCCTTACTCTGCGTTGTTAATTAGTTTGTAGTCGCTCCGCAGAGCGTCCGCAATATCCTTCTTGGTCACATAGCCACTGTTTTTTGCGTCCACCAGCTCCACAAGGCATTTTTGCAGATACTCAACGCTCATAGTGTCGTGGCTGTCCGGCGTTTCCTCCAACACATGGAATCCGCACTTGTCCAGCAGCACACAGGAAACATTGTCCATGCATTGTTTGGTGCCATCCAGGCGGCCCAGTTCGTATGCCTTAGCCGGATTATTTGGCACCGGTCTGCCGTTTGCCCTTTTGAGCATCGCTATTTCCCCTTTCCTCGTATTTGCATACGCCCGTTGTATTTGCCACTGGGCAATAATCCGCACACGCCGGGCAATCTGCGTTGACGCAAACCTCGTCTTGCATCCACTTGCATTCATCAATCATCGCCTTCACCGTACTTTCGGTCGCCGTAGGAGCAGAAGTCGTCCGGCTTTCGCTTCTGCCAAGCCGCTGAGTGTATGTTGCCGTCCGAGTAGATTTTCATGCATACACCCATGTCGTAGTGCGCGCAGCCCTTGCACCGCACCACTTCCACAGCGTCAACGGTTGGAACAACATACTTGATTATGTGATATGCTTCTGTAAATCCCTCGGCAAGACTATCAAGCTGAGTTTCACCGTTGTGTATCAATTCTTTCGTTTCCTCGTATTCTTCGCCAAACAGTCTCAATACTTCATAAGCGTCAATCAGCCGCATCTCATTCCCCTCCGTCCATCTTGGCCCCGCAGTTGGGGCAGTAATCAAAATCTACGCCGTCAAGTGTACCACCTTCGATAATGCCAGCCCACGCCCCGCACACGCTGCATTTGAACTCGCAATGCCCTTCTTTATGCCATTTGTAGACATCTCTCCCATGCACCACCGGAGCCACATCAGCGGTGGGAACACCTCTAATCACGTCTCGGACATTTTCCCTTCCGAACCCCCAATCGCCGTACCCATCCGGGTAGCTTTCATAGACGTCAGGGTCAGCATTATCAAAGGCCTCCTTCAGCTTTTTCCTCTCAATGTATTCAGCCATTGTCAGTCCTCCAATTTCATGTAGCAGCCCCAAAAGGTCTGCGATTTCTTCCCACTGTGATGACCAAATAAAGGCCGCTGTCCTATGGCTTTCCAAACTTCGGCGGCAGGGATCTGTGTTTCCGCCCATTTGAAAATCAATACGCCATCTGGTTTAAGCACACGCATACACTCCTTGAAGCCGTCGTGGAGCATTTTTGGCCAGTTATTGTCAAGTCGGCCATACTTTTTAGCAAACCATGCGGCTTCTCCAACCTGCCGAAGATGGGGCGGATCCCAGACAACAAGCGCAAACGAATTGTCATCAAACGGAAGATCCGTAAAATCGCATTGCACATCTGGAGCAATAATGCAAGATCTCTCGGACTGACCGTTCCCCGATTTCCAAACACCATACAGTTCTTCGACCCGTTTGTCTGCATAAATTGCGGCGGGGTGATTTTTGTCGAACCATATCGTTCTGGATCCGCAGGTAACATCAAGTATTTTTTTGTCCATTGTCAGCCCTCCTGTTCCATGCTGAGATTGCGGTTTCTTCTGCCCAAGACTTTTTAAGCGCCCAAAATTTCATGTCGGCTCCGCACTTACACTTGATCTCAGCACGCCAACCGTCATCGCCAGAGGGAACACCATTGTACTTTGACCTGACAACGCCAATTTTTGTATTGCCACAGAACGGGCACGGTTTCAGTTCATCCATTGTCAATCACCTCCTGCTTCCACGGGGTGATCTCCTCCACGGATACCACCCGCACGTCCCCATAGCGCTCCAAGTCCATGGCCAGCGCCTCCTTGATGCCGATGGCCTGTCCCACCGGCCTGTCTACGTCCATCACGATCCTCAGCATCCTGCCTCCTCCTTATTCATACGGCACACCGATATACTCCAGCACTTCCCGCAGGCCCAGCTTGTCCATGCAATAGGCGTATTGCTTGGGGTGCGTGACCTTCATCCGCTGGAAGCGGTTAGGTTCTTTCTCCAGATGCGCCCCAAACATACAAAACATACAGCCTGTGCGGTTGCAGCCAGTGGTTTTAAGCCGGTCTTGCGGCTCATAGCATCCAAGATAATCGATCCAATTCATCTGTCCTTCAAATTCTGGATCGTCCTCAATCTTGATTTCGCCGTATACCGGGCAATAAGGGACGTTAAATTCTTTGATATAATGCAAGACGTCCTGTTCCGTCCAGAAGGAAAGCGGCTTAGATTTTGGATCTTTCGATTCAAAGGCGTTGCACCCTGTTTTCATCCATCCGTCTGCCCTTTGCTTACTTTCACAAGCCATAGTTGCAATGATCGTTTTTCTCCCTGTTGCTGCCTGATATTTGTGCAGCGGATTCTTTTTCATCACATCACAACACCTATTCGACACTTTAATATCGGAATCGACCAACGGCATCAACTGCTGTGGAACAGGCATGAATATATATTCGTTACCATCTTTCTTCCCCAACCGTACGCCGTGAATATATTCTTGGTATCGCCGCATATCTCCACGATTTTTGGCCATCCTCCCATACTCGATATTCAAGGCAATACGTTTGCTGCCGACCGGGTACCCGTACTTCCTGATGACTTCATCAAACCGCATTTCGGGGCGGAGAATATCAACGTCATCGTTGAAGCAGTCATATTTTCCAGCCTTGACCTCCCGGACAAACCGCTGGATCTCCGGGTATTCCAGCCCAGTATTGACAAACACCGCCGGAACATCGGAGTACATGGAATCAACGATGTGCTTTAAAACCGTGCTATCCTTGCCGCCGGAAAAACTAACGTAGACCTGCCCGTCCCAGTGGTCGTACCACTCCCGGATGCGCTGCCGGGCCAGCGGGATCTTTAGCCGCAGCGGCAGGCTCTGGAGCTGCCGCAGGTCTCCTACCGTGTGCTTACTGTCTGCCATGCTTGATCTCCTCCGTCAGCAGTAGCCGTACCCCTTGGCACAGCGCATAGATTACATCGTTTTGCCAGATGTCCCGGCTCTCCTTGATGCGGCACATCCCCGTCTCGATTGCGTCCAGCGCCTCCGTCAAGTCCTCACGCCTCGCCATACTTTCCCTCACCTCGGAATACCACAACCATAGAGGGAAACGGGGCTGGGTTGGCTGCTCCGCCAAACCTCAGCCGCCCCCTCACAAAACGAATCTCAGCCTTGCTCATTTCTTCATCGCCCCCAATGCTTTCTCCGCCTCCTCGCAGGTCAGGAATACGGTCTTGCCAAATTTCTCCGGCAAGATAATTCGCCCGCTGATCAGCTCAACGCACAGCGTCATATCGTCAGCAAAGTACATATTTCGCACTTCGTCCCGTGTAATATGCGGGTCTGCGTCCCGAACGATTCGGTACACCGTATCGCCCACCTTGCACGGCAGCAACACCATGCGCCCGTCCTTGTCGGACTCTGCCAGCTCGCGCATGCGGTCGATGCCGCCACATTCTCCGATCACCGTGCAAAGGTCGCTCCAATCTTTTTTAAGTGCGGCCACTTCCTCCGGTTCCATCCCCGTGTCTTCATATTTGGCAAGGCGTTCGCAGATTGTGATGTCAAACAGACAGTCCTTGATTTTGCACCCATCACCGCCGCACGGTTCTTCAAAACAGCGCGGGTAATATGCGTGTCCGGTGTCACTTCTTCCCGTCAGTCTTTCCATCATCAGTCCTCCTCGCAGTAAAATCTGGAAATATCAGCCAATCTCCACCGTTTCGTGTCCGAAATTGTGGAGCATAGATACCCACCTTCCATGTGTATGGATTTCACACCATAGACTTGCGGATTCGTGAAAGACCCGAATTGCTTTTTCATGTGTTCCTCAAACTCGTCCTTGAAGATGATAGTCAACCTCATCATATCGCCTCCTTAACGCTTCCTCCACTGCCTTGCTTGCAGCACCACCACGCGCCCGTCCTTTTCGGCATCGGCCAGTTCACGCAGGCGGGTATAGCTGCAAAGGCTTTCCAAATCAGCAAGACGCATGAGCTTCAGCGCGATCTCGTCCGACTTATCTTTCGGCAGAACTTCTTCCGGCTCAAGCCCCGTGTCCTCGTAGGCGGCGAGGCGTTCAACCAGACGGTCAAACGATGTGCAATCTATGCAATCCATGTCCACATTGCAGCTATCAGAACACTTCATGTAATGGTCCGTGCCAAGATAGTGCTTTTCAGTCAGTCGTTCCATCACTCCACCTCCTTCAACGACTGCACAGCTATTGCTACTGCCTCTGACATCCCATCACTGGGAGGCCACCCATATTTGTCGCACAGGGTAGAGTAGTCTGCATACAACTGCACTAACATAGCAGCAGCTTCTTGCTTTGTCATTTCACTCCACCTCCTGCATCCAGAACTCACGGCGACATCCGCCGCACTCCTTGCGAGGGGATATACACTCGCCTCCATTCCTTCTGTGTGAAAGGGAAATCAACGCCGGGCATATACCCAAGACTCTGTCATCTTCGACTAGGGCTTCCGGCCACTGCTCCAGAAACACGCTCTGCCGCGTCTTGACTGGGTGTGCAGCAGACCACTCCTCGACGATCTGAACAAGCCTTTCGGCGTCATTCACCTCCCCTATTGTGCCGCATATCACACCATGCGCAGGGCACTCGGCACACCAACAAAAATGCTTACACATCCGGTTTCGCTCCCGGATAAACTCCACTGCATCCATGTCTATACTCCTTCCTGCCCCGCCTCCGGGGCATCCCATTTTACCATCTGCCAGCACCGCCGGAACCACACCATCCACGCTGCGCAGCCGGGCCATTGCCGCCCGCCCATCCTCTGGCTGCAGCTGCCCAGATCCTTCGACCGCTTCCGGCAAGTCTCACAGGGGCATTCCGGCAGCCGGTAGGGCTCTCCCTGCCGCAGCCTCATGTCTCACCGCCTCCCTCCATCGTCCGAATCACGATCTCCGTCCGTGGATTCTGCTTGTCATACAGCACCCGGCTTCCGTCGTGGCTGACGAGGATGCCGCTGTGGTCGTCCTCCAGCACCCCCGCCTCCACCAGCACGTCATCCAGCGCCTCCAACAGGTTTGTCAGATCCACCCTCCGCCTTGTGGGCATGAAAAACAGCGCCTTCACCTCCACCGGCTGCCGTATGGTCTCCAGCCGATACGTCCGCAGACACCATGCCGCCGCCTCGGCGTACTCCCGGTACGCCCGGCTGGGGGCGATGAAGGGCCGCCCCGTTCCGGCATTTTCCAAGATCTGCTGGCTATTTTTCTTCGTCACCGGCGCAAGCCCGATGGTCATGATCACTTCCACTTTCTTCCTCCCGTCTTGCATATTTCCCGTCCACGGCCTCGCACAGCGGACACAGCCAGTATTCCCCGGCGCAGTATCGGGTGATCTGCCGCCGCAGCGCCTCACGGGACGGCATCCAGCTGACCACCGGATCGTCCGCCAGCACCCCCCTCGCACACAATGCGCTGGGAGCCGTTGTCTGTCCTGTAATAGGGGCATCGCACGTGTACCTTTGCGTGTCCTCCGGCCATACTCTCACCATCCCATGTACTTTTCCATCTGCCGGTCTGTCAGAGCCTGTGCAAGGCCCTTTTTGGGCGGCGCAGAGGCTTCCGTCCTGCTCCACCGCTCCCACGTCTCTGCATTTCGGCAAGCCGCTTTCCAGTCTTTCATGGGGGTCTTGCCGACCATCCACCCTTTCGATGCGTAGAAATCGATAAAGCCCTGCGGATCTACGGGTGACTGGCGTTCAGCCACATAGGACTGCACCTCTGCCAGCGTGGGCGGAACAAAGCGCTTGGGGCCTGAGGGGGGAGGGGGGGAGCAATAACTATCGTTCTCACTCTCTTTCTCTCTCTCTTTCTCCTTCTCTTTCTCCTTGCGGGTTTGTTCCGGTTTGTTGTCGGTTTGTTTTCGTTTGTTGTCGGTTTGCTTTCGTTTGTTGTCGGTTTGCTTTCGTTTGTTTTCCGTTTGTTCCGGTTTGTTGTCGGTTTGTTCTGCGGAGAGCGACGTTTGTTCCGCCCGGCTGCGGTTTTCCGCCTTGCTGCGGCCCACCTCCAGCGTGGGCCGGATCAGGGTGAAAATGGCCCTCGCCACGCCGGATAGCTCCGGCTCCTCTCCGTCCAGTGCATAGGCGCATACCGCCAGCACGATGGCCCGAAACTCCTCCGCCGGAATCTCCTTCAGTGCGTCGTAGTAGCTCCGGTACCAAGTAAATTGCTTTCGCTCCATCCCACGGCCCTCCCGTTAAAAGGGCAGGTCGCCGTCGTCCTCGACCTCCTGAAAGTCATCCGCCGACACATCCACGCCCCGTCCGGTGGTCTCCTCCCGCTTGCTGTCGGCAAAGTAGAGGCTGTCAGCCAGCACCTCTATGCTGCGCCGCTTGTTTCCGTCCTTGTCCTCCCAACTGCGGCCCTGCAGCGACCCGGTCACCGCCGCCATCCGGCCCTTGTCCAGATACTTGGCGGCAAATTCCGCCGCGTGCCGCCATGCCACCACATCGATGAAATCGGTCTCCCTTTCGCCGCTCTGGGACTTATAGTCCCGCTCCACAGCCAAAGAGAAGCTGGTCACCGCCACGCCGCTCTGGGTGCGCCGCAGCTCCGGCTTCCTGGTCAGCCGCCCCATGAGCACGATCCTGTTCAGCATACTGCCACCTCCAGTCCGTCGGCAAAGCCCTTCAGTTCATCGGGGCGGAAGTACACACGGGGGTTCCCCGCCTCGATCCGGTAGCCGTTCAGCTTCCCGCTGCGCCGCAGATCGTCCAGCGTGTCCTCGCTGATGGAGAGCATCCTCGCCGCCTCTCTCTTTGTGTAAAGCAATTTGTCCATTCCTGCATCCTCCTTGTTGTGTTCGTTGTTATAGCGTTGATATAGCAGTTTCACTGCGCTGTCACAGATCGATCCTCCCCAAATCTCAATTTTGTTACGGCGATAGGAAATTCCTCAATCTCGCTTGCCCAGCGAGCCGTGCCCTTGCCGTTGTGCCGTTCGAACACCAGCGGAAATCCGCCGATGCCGTCAAACAAGCTGCCCATCGTAACAGGGCGAAGATATTGCGCACTGATACGCTTTGCCAGGAAGTCCCAAAAAGGCAGGGCGATGGAGTTACCCAGTGCCTTATAGCGGGGGCTGTCTGCCGTTTTGTGTCGTTTCCCACAACTATCGACCCAATAGCCATCGCCGGTCTGGCTATCGTACCACTCGCCTATGTCCGTCCATCCGTCAGGAAAGCCTTGCAGCCGTTCACACTCCATCGGGGTCAGGCGGCGCACAATCATGCCCGTTCTCACGGTGTTCTGCAAATTGTAGCTGGTTCCTCCGTTTGATTTTGCCTGCAAAGTCCCGTTTGTTTCGCCGCCTTCACGGAAGTTTCGGCAGTCAATAGCGCACACAAGGTCTGTGCTGTCCTTAAAGTCCCGTTGCTTGCAGCTGCTTGCAACTTCCCCCTCGCGGTAATCGCCGAATCCCTGCATTTGATATGTCAGCGGCACTTGATTGCCGCCTGTTCCCATGCGTGCTTGCAAGCTTGGTGCGACCTCGCCGCAGTCTCGGATGACGTCGCAGGCGCGGCTCATATCCAGCACGGTGGGCTGATGCCCATGCTCCTGTGCTCTCAGCGTCCCGGAAACATCATGGCTCACGCCCATCACATTCCCGCCTTGATCGTTCAGGCACAGCACCGCCGGTTTATTCCCCCCACACTCTGCGTTCAGCGTTGGCGATTGCTCTTCGGCGTATCCGATGCTTCGCGCTTGCTCGCTGTTGCCGAGTTTAAACCCGGCGCATACAACCGGCTGATTGTTTTCGCTCATTCCTGCAGCGGCGGTCAAGGTTGGTGCTCTATCATCGCTTCGAACCTCGGCCCCGCCTTGCTGTGTTCCCATGCAGAAAATCGCCGGATTATTTACTCCCCCGCCAACGCCACCTTGTAGCATCGGGGATGCTCCCTCTGTGCCAAAAATCCGTTTGCTTTGGCAGTCCCATGCTGTTAAGCATTGCTCTGTTTTACCAGCACGGCTTTCAGCGTTTCCGGCAAGTCTTTCCCCCGCCGTTCCGCTCTCCGCAGGATGCCCTGACACGCTTTTGCGCTCAAAGAGTATTTCTCCTGCGGTGTCGCCTCCAAAATCTGCGACAACCGAGATACGACGGCGGCGTTGGGGGACTCCCCAGTATTGCGCATCATGCACTCGCCAAGCCACGCTCCATCGTCCTCCCACTTCATCGTGGTAGCCCCCCCAGGTTGGCCAGCCTTTTTCAGGCACTTCAATATCGGGGGCTTCCGGCTCTGCGATGCGGATGATCTCTTCGAGGACTGCCGCAAAGTCTCGCCCTTTGTTGCTGCTGAATGCTCCGGGCACGTTTTCCCAGACCATAAACCGAGGTCGGACCATGTCACCTGTCCGTCCGTTCGCTCTGTCATGCTCTCTCATCTCCTTTACGATGCGGATCTGCTCCATGAACAATCCGCTCCTTGCACCGGCCAATCCGGCGCGTTTTCCCGCAATGCTCAAATCCTGACACGGCGATCCGCCCGTGATAACATCCACGATTTCAATTTCCGCACCGTTGATTTTCGTAATATCACCGAGGTGCTTCATCTCCGTTCCTCCCTATCGACCCTTACAAATAGCTTTTCCCGAACTCCCGCCGGAAGTCCTCCTCCGTCCAGTGCTGCTCCTCCATGGCCTTTAACTGGCCGTAGCGCTTCAGGCGCCGCATCTGCCCTGCGCTCTGGTGTACGGCGCTGGGTGCGAAGATGTGGCACCTCCTGTGGCACAAATACACCACAAGTCCGTATTTCTCGCTCTTCTTGCGGTACGCCCCGCCGAAGATGTGGTGCCGATCCAGCGGATCCTCCGCCCCGTTTCGCCCGCACAAAAAGCATCGTCTATCATCCAATGGGCTGCGCCTCCCCCCATTGGGATTTCAGCGCCGCCAGCTGCTGTGGGGTCATGGTCTCGATCCCCGCCTCCCGGCAGTCCTCTACCACCCGGTCAATGAGTCTTGCCATCTGTTCCGTGTCGTAGGTGGAGGAACCGTACCACAGCGTCACGTTGGCGCAGCCGGGGAGCTTGCTGGGCGCCTTTTCCGCCATCCATCCCAGCCCCCGTCCGCTCCACCGGCGCATCAGCTCGTCCGCCGCCTTTTCCTGCACGCATACGATGTCGCTGACCCCGGCTATCTGCCGGATCTCCTCCTGATAGATGCCCTCCTTGGTGGCCCCGTAGTGCGCCGCCAGCTTGTCCATCAGCACCCAGCAGTAGGCGTTGGCATCGAGGCTCCGGCCCTTCCGCCGCAGCACCGCCCGGTACTCCTTCCCCGGCTGCAGCTCGTCCACCACATCCATGGCGGAAAGCGCCGTCGGCACCCGCAGGCACAGCCAGTCTCCCGCCCCGTCCTGCATCCATTTGGCCTCCAGCACGCTGACCTCCGTCATGGCTGCACCGCCTCCTCTCTGGGCCATTGCCCCGTTTTCAGGCACTTTGCCAAGTACCGCAGCCTCGGCAGATACGCCCGCTCCACCCATTCCTCGTCATAGGGGATGGGATGAAAACTCATGCGCCCCATGTCGATGGGAAGGAAGTAGTTCTGGATCTCCGCCTCCGTCATCCGGTAGGCTGCAATGCGGCACTCCTTCCGCCGCCGCAGCCCCCATCCGCTTGCCAGCATCTCCACCTGACACTGCTGCCAGTATGCCTTGCTCACCCGAAATTCCGCCTTGCTGTGGGTCTTGACCTCCGTGATGATCCGGGCATCCTCGCCGTCGTAGTTCACCCGCAGCCGCAGCCCGTGGATTCGTACCTGCCGGTCTCTGGTGCGGATGCCCAGCGCATCCAGGATCTTCCCCTCATAGGCCGTCCCCGCCTGCATGGCCGGGGTGGTGAAGGTCTCCTGCCGGATGCCCAGCTTCACGCTCCACCATTTCCGGAAGGTCTCCGTGTCCCACCGGCCCATGACCTTGGACGTGTCCGAGGCTCCGATCCAGCCGCTGCGGTCGTGGTCGTGGATCACAGTCGGCTCACCGCCTTCTCAAGGCTCCCCAGTTTGTCGAACCACCCCATCATGGTCGCCATCTGCTTGTCGTTGATGCCCAGCTGCGCCAGCAGATCCCGGTGGGAAAGTCCCCCCTGCTCCTTGCTGGTGATCAGCCGCTCCAGCCGCTCCTTCACGGCGTAGATGCTGTGCCTCGACAGATCCTCCTCCCCGTCGTCGCCGTCCCCGGCGGCCCACAGGTCAAAGCCCAGACCTGTCCGCACCGCCACGCCTTTGACAAAGGCTCTGGCCAGCGCATTGTTGATCCGCAGCTGGTTCAGCGTGTCCTCATACACCACCAGCGACCCATTCAGCAGCGGCATATCGTAGGAAAAGACGTTCTCGTCAATGTGGATCTCCACCGACACGAACCAGCACTCCGTCACTCTCCCCTTGCTGGTGGTCACCTTGGCCTGTGGCCACAGGTAGCTGTTGGTCTCCGGGCAGCGCCGGGGAGCGTACCAAACGCTCTCCGCTCCGTTCTCGTGCAGCAGCTTCACGCAGTTGGCCCAGCCCAGATAAGGCACCTTCACCGTGTTCCCCCGCTCGTCCTTGGCGTCCCGAAAACCGCACAGGGGCCGCACGTCCAACTTCACCAGTTCGTTAAAAGGCTTCAGCATTTCTCCTTCTCCTCCTTCTTGTCCTCTCCGATCACGTCCATCAGGCTGTTTCCCTCCAGCAGCTGGTCGATCACCTCCATCTCCGTCTGCCCGAAGCCCGCCTTCATCAGCCACCGGAACCTCCGCCGGGTGTTCTCCCGGCACGTCCCGCAGGCCGCCTCGTTCTTCCAGCGCCACCCGCTGCAAAGGGGGCAGGGCCTCGCCTCCAGCTCCGAAAGCGGCCCCAGCGCCTCGCCGCAGCGGGGGCAGCTCAGCCCGTGGTAGCCCACGTTCTTTTCCTCCTCCACCGTCGGCTCGTCAAACACCTCGCCGCAGTACTGACACAAAAACATCCTCTTCTTCCTCCTCGTCGCTTAGATCTACGTATTCATAGGGGCCGCTTGTCCTCTGCCCCCGGTATACGGCCTCCATGGCCCGCCGAACCGTTCCATAGCTGCGCCCGATCAGCGCCGCCAGCTCTCCCATGCTGTCCGCCTGCGCCACCGGAAGCCGATACCTGTCCTTCGTCACGTAGCGGTATACCCGCATTTCTTCCGTCGCCTCCTTGGCTGATAGCTTCGGCACTTGCCCTCCTCGTCCCACAGGGGCCGGGGCTTGCATCTGCCCGTAATCTCTGCGTAGTTGCAGTCCCACATCCGGTTCGACCCGGTCATTCAGTACCGGCAATTCCGGCATCTGCTCCAGTCCTTCAAGCCTCCACCATCTCCCCGTTTTTGAGCGTGTACCACGTGTCCGCCTTGATGGTATCACCGTCCACCTTCGCAATTTTGGCATCAATGATGTTGCCATCATCGTCACGCTCGGAAACAACGATCCAGTTGCCCACAGCGCCTCTTGCAAGGCTATCTTGGCCCCATGCCACGGCAAGGCACTGTTCGCCTAATGCAGACGCTTTTCCATCCGGGCCGGTTACGGAAGCTGTGCCTCTCCGGCCCGAGGCGGCGGCGTTGCCGCTCAAGCCTGAGGCGGCGGCGTTGCCCCTCCAGCCCGAGGCGGCGGCGTTGCCGCTCCAGCCTGATGCGGCGGCGTTGCCGCTCTCGCCCGATGCGGCGGCGTTGCCTCTCTCGCCCGATGCGGCGGCGTTGCCGTTCAAGCCCGATGCGGCGGCGTTGCCTCTCTCGCCCGATGCGGCGGCGTTGCCGTTCAAG